TGAACAAAAGAAAGACGCACCTAATAACCCGCCATATTGGGTTTGCACTAACTGCAAATGGGCGTTTGAAGCATTACAGGCGGCAAATAGGCATAGATGTGGAAATAAAGAAAGGGAAGATGATGGGCAAAGGTTCTACTCCAAGAAAATTCTCAGTAACTAACGAAGAATACGCAAATCGATGGAACGCCATTTTCGGAAAAGATAATGACTCGCAAGAAAACAAAGAGAAAGCATTGGAATCTGATCGATCCATGTACCCATGCGATAGTGGGAGCAGCGATAACCCAGAGGGACAAGTTGGACAAACTAAGGATGCTTGAATATTCCGCTCTTGAGGCCATTACTAAGGGCAATGGCACTATCCATGATTGGCGAGTTCTAGTCGATGTGCTTAATCTCTCTGAGTGCATGGCGCGTGGAGGGATAGGCCCAGAAGTCTTGCCAGTATGTGAGAAAGCGCAAGCAAGCCTACACAAAGCGGCAGAATACTACGGCACATCTATGCGGATTATTCTTGACGGAGAAGGAATAAAAGCCTGTAGAGACTTGATCGAATATGCTGATCTACAGCAAGGAAGTATCTCAAGATCAGAATTTGAGAGATACATTCAGAAAACAAAAGACTACATAAGATCACACGGAGATAAAGTCGTTGAAATATCCTAAGTCCCAATACTTTCGTAGCAAGAAGCATTTAATGAATGTTGCCAGTTTGCCGTGTCAATGTTGTGAAGCAGAAGGTCAAACGCAAGCCGCACACAGTAATTGGGCTATGTTTGGAAATAAAGGCAAAGGAATCAAGGCTAGTGACGAGTACACGGCTGCTTTATGCCAAGCCTGTCACTACGAGCTTGACCAAGGAAGTAAATTATCCAAGGATGATCGTCAAAAAATGTGGATTATGGCTCACATAAGGACATACAATAAGCTCAAGTCTTTAGGTCTATGGCCTCAAGATGTACCAATGCCTTATTGAGTTGCCAAGGTTTTGAGAGGTCTTGTACCTCTCTTTTTTTTGTGGGATAATGGTACAAACTCCTTGAGGACTGTTATGTCTGGACTACTTGAGCCATCAGTAAAGATTGAAATTGAGATACAAAGCCAAGAAAAGAATGGCGATGCGTGTCCTGTTGCTACAGGCGATGTAGAGGTAAACCTTGAGAATCGTCAAAAAGCCATTGATAAGGCCAACTACGGCCCAATGAATCCTAACGAATCCAACATGGATTACTGGCGTGAAATCTCTAAGACTTGGAGAAACTCACCAGAACAAGCCAAAAAGTCTCGTTGCGGTAACTGTTCAGCCTTTATCCAAACCCCTAAGATGCTCTCATGTATCGAGACAGGTCTTGAGATGGGTGACACCGAGATGGATGCTTGGGAAGTCATTGATGCTGGTGACTTAGGATATTGCGAAGTTTTCGACTTTAAGTGTGCTTCCAAGAGAACTTGTGAGGCGTGGATTGCAGGTGGGCCAATTACCGAGGAGAAAGACAATGGGAACAACAAACAGCCAAGCTCTGGAGATGATGCAGAAGCAGAAGAAGACTAAACCCATGCCAGTCAGGGGTGAGCGTACTGCAAAGAACAAAGCAAAGAAGCCTAAAAAATGAACGGCTTGTACGCTAACATCCATGCCAAACAAGAGCGAATCAAGGCGCAAAAGGCTGCTGGCAAGACTCCAGAGCGTATGCGTAAAGTTGGCTCGAAGGGTGCGCCAACTGCGGCTGCGTTTAAGCAAGCGGCTAAGACTGCTAAAAAGAAATGACAGCAGCGTGGACTAAAAAAGAGGGTAAAAACCCTAAAGGTGGCCTTAATGAGAAGGGTCGCAAGTCCTATGAGCGTGAGAACGCAGGAAGCAACCTAAAGCCTCCTGTTAAGTCTGGCGACAATCCTCGCAGAGCGTCTTTCTTAGCTAGAATGGGTAACATGGCAGGGCCAGAGCGAAAGCCTGATGGTAGCCCAACAAGACTATTGCAAAGCCTCCAAGTATGGGGTGCTAGTTCAAAAGCTGATGCTAGAGCAAAGGCTAAGGCTATTTCTGCAAGGAACAAAAAATGAAAACTCCTAAGATGAACAAAGCTGGCAAAGCCAAGATGGGTGCTGTCATGCACGAGTTTGGCAAAGGCGAACTGCACTCTGGTAAGGGTGGCAAAGTCGTTAAGAATCCTCGCCAAGCGGTTGCCATCGGAATAGCGGAAGCTGCCAAGAAAATGGGCAGAATGAAATAAATCCTTGGCTAGTGGTATAAACTAGCCTTTTAACTTCACCAACCCGAAAGGGAGTGATACAACATGACACAAAATCGTAAATTGGAATGGCGTTCAATATCATCTTTGATACCTTACGCTAGGAACTCACGGACTCATTCTGATGAACAGATTGCCCAGATAGCGGCAAGCATTAAAGAGTTTGGGTGGACAAACCCTATTCTTGTTGATGGCGACAACGGCATCATTGCAGGTCATGGCAGACTTTCTGCTGCTCGTAAGCTAGGACATGAGGAAGTTCCAGTTATCGAGCTAAAAGACCTCACAGAAACCCAACGCAAGGCTTACATCATTGCCGACAACCGCCTAGCCCTAAACGCAGGGTGGGACAATGAAATGCTGACCATTGAGTTAAACGACTTGTTGGCTGATGGCTTTGCTTTGGACATATTAGGGTTTGACCCTAAAGAGATTGATGCCCTGCTAGAGCCTGAAGTGGTGGAAGGGCTAACTGACGAGGATGCCATTCCTGATGTATCTGAAGAACCCAAGACCAAACTAGGCGACATTTACCAACTTGGCAACCACCGCCTCATGTGTGGCGACTCCACAAGCATTGACGCTGTGGATAAGTTGATGGATGGCCAGAAGGCCGACATGGTTTTGACAGACCCGCCTTATTCAATTGAAACTCAAGGTGGCTTTAAGGGTGAAATTGGCAAAAGTCTTAAAAAACAAGCAAATTCAATAGAATTTATTGCCAATTTTGAGCCAGCCGAATTTCTCAATACATTGCCATTGGTGTTTCAAGCCAATAAATTTAACGCATACATTTTTTGCAATAAAGACTTATTGCCAGATTATTTGGTATGGGCAAGAGACAACAAAATTTCATTCAATGTATTAATTTGGAAGAAGCCCAATGCCATTCCAATTGGCGATAGTCATAGACCAGACATTGAATATTTGTTGTTATTCCGAAAATCTGCAATTTGGAACAATGGCATTAAAGGCGTAAATTATTCAAGGTGTTTGGAATATGGTCGGGAAAAAGGACTGCACCCAACTATGAAGCCCGTTGCGTTGCTTGAGAATGAAATTTATATTTCCTCAAACACGCAAAGTATTGTTCTTGATTTCTTTGGTGGAAGTGGCAGCACAATGATTGCTTGTGAGAAAACAAACCGCCATGCCCGATTGATTGAACTAGACCCAAAATATTGTGATGTTATTGTCAAACGATGGGAAGACTTTACAGGTAAAAAAGCCATGTTAGTAAACGCTAACTCAGAACTTTCGGAGATATAAAATGCAACAGGGCAAAAAATATGAGCCGACTGACGAAAACAAGAAGCTAGTAAAGACACTAGCGGCTGTTGGCATTACCTTTGAGGACATAGCGTCTAAGCTAGAGATAAGCGCAGATACGTTGGTGAAGTATTACAAGAAAGAACTGGATGATGGTCGCATCGATGCCAATGCCAGTATTGGACAGACCTTGTTTCAACAGGCTAAGAACGGCAATACTGCTGCGGCTATCTTTTGGCTAAAGACTAGGGCTAGATGGAAAGAAACCCATGCTGTCGAGCATAGTGGCCCTGAAGGTTCTGAACTGGTCATTAAATGGCAGAGTTAATCATTCCCTACAAGCCAAGGGAACACCAACTAAAGGTTCACGACTTGCTAGAAGGCAAGCGCTTTGCCGTGGTAGTGGCTCACAGGCGTTTTGGCAAGACTGTAGCAGCCCTTAACCACCTAATCCGTGAGGCGGTACTAAACACTAAAGAAACACCAAGATACGCCTATATAGCCCCGACATATGGTCAGGCTAAGAGGGTAGCTTGGGACTATCTGGTGAAGTACACAGACCCATTAGGCGGTACTAACAACATCTCAGAACTAAGGGTGGACTTCTGGGGTAGACGCATCCAACTGTATGGCTCAGACAATCCTGATTCCTTGCGAGGACAGTTCTTTGATGGGGTCATCATTGACGAGGTAGGCGATCAGAATCCTAAGATATGGACTGACATCGTACGCCCAGCCCTGACAGACCGAAAAGGCTGGTGCTTGTTCATTGGTACGCCAAAGGGACACAACCACTTCAAAGAACTGCGAGACAGGGCTGAGAAAGAGGATGGATGGGGTTTACTAGAGTTCAAAGCCTCTGAAACAGGGGTAGTGGATGACACAGAACTTAAGGCTGCCAAGAACGAGATGGGGGAAAGCAAGTTTCGTCAGGAGTTTGAGTGCTCATTCGATGCGCCAATTGAGGGGTCATATTATGGTGAAATCCTAAACGAACTAGAAGACAAGAAGCATATGCAAGAGATACCCAGAGAGGAACTAAGCCGCACCTTTACTGCTTGGGACTTGGGTATGGGTGACTCAACATCTATCTGGGTGGCTCAACTGGTAGGCTCAGAGATCAGACTGATCGACTACTACGAGAATCATGGTGTTGGACTAGACCACTATGTAAAGTGGATTAGAGATAACAACTACGAGAAGGCTGAACATATCTTGCCCCATGACGTTAGGGTTAGGGAGTTAGGCACAGGCAAGAGCCGTATGGAGATGCTTGAGGAAGCAGGACTGGAGATCAAGATTGCCCCAAGGATGGGCTTAGACGATGGTATTCAGGCTGTAAGGCGTATGTTGCCTAGATGTTGGTTCAATGTGCCAAAGGTACAGATTGGGCTGAACTGCCTGAGAAACTACCGCAGAGACTATGACGAGAAGCGCAAGATATTCTATGAGCGTCCACTACACGACTGGTCATCACATGGATCGGACTCGTTCAGATATTTAGCGATTGGTATAGATGAGGGTTCGTCATCGTGGGATAAGCCTATCAATGTCGCACCTAAATGGATTGTTTAACAGAAAGAAAACCATGTACATAATGCCTCAAGGCCAAAACTTAGCGCCTAAAGTAAAAGAACTTGAAAAGCGCATCGAAATGTTAGAAAATGCCATTAAAGAGTTAAAATCGGACAAACCCCGAATGGGTCGCCCTCCAAAGGACAAACATGGCACAGAACGACTTGAAGTCGATACTACAAGCTGAGATCGATGATTCTATCGGCTACATTGAATCCGAGACAGTAGAACAGCGTAAAACAGCGCTTGAATACTATCTTCGTAGCCCATTAGGAAATGAAGTTGACGGCAAGAGCCAGATCGTTACAGGTGAGGTAGCAGAGGCCATTGATGGTGCTTTGCCCTCACTTGTTCGCATCTTTACAGGCTCAGATCAGATTGTTGTTTTCGAGCCACAAGGCCCTCGTGACGAAGCGTCTGCAAAGCAAGCCACCGATTTTTGTAATTGGGTTTTCCACAGGGATAACGATGGTGTAGCCATTCTCCATGACTGGTTCAAGGATGCTCTACTTCAGAAAGTAGGGGTGGTGAAAGCCTACTACGACACCAAGGAAAACATCACAAAAGAGCGTTACTTCAATCTGTCAGACGATGAACTGGCAATGCTCATGTCTGACGATACGATGGAGATCGTTGAGCAAGATACAGAGGAATTCCCTATCCTAGACCAAATGGGCAACCCTGCGATTGACCAAATGGGTCAGCCAATGGTTAACTCAATCCACAATGTTGTTGTCCAACAGAAAAAGATGGTTGGCAAGGTGGTGATCGAGAATGTCCCCCCAGAGGAGTTCTTGATTAGCAAGAAGGCTAGAACTATTGCAGATAGCCCATTCGTAGCCCATCGTCAAATGTTGACTCGTAGTGATCTGATCGCTATGGGCTTTAACAAGAAGCAAGTTGAAGGCTTGCAAATGGACGATGCTTTGGCTTACACACCAGAGCGTGTAGCACGTTTCTCAGCAGGTGAGCAGCCTTACCAAGTCCAGACCGATGACCCATCCATGCAAGAGATTGAGGTCTTTGAGTGCTATGTCAAGACTGATATAAACGGCAAAGGTATCGCTACACTCGTTCAGGTGTTCTACGCAGGAAATGAGATTCTTGAGGATGCCAAGGGTAAGGAAATGATCGAGGAAGTGGACTACGTTCCTTTCCACTCTATCTGCCCCATCCCAATTCCACACAAGTTCTTTGGTAACTCACTAGCCGACAGAACTGTTGATCTACAACTCATCAAAACAACTATCACTCGTCAGATTCTGGATAACCTCTATCTGACAAACAATGCCCGAGTGGTAGCCGTTGAAGGACAGGTAAACCTTGACGACTTGCTTACATCTACTGCTGGTGGTGTTATTCGTGCTAAGTCTCAAGGAGCTGTGTCGCAACTTGCGGTAACGAATGTAGCCCAAGCCGCTTTCCCAATGCTTCAGTATTTGGATACTATCCAGTCTAAGCGTACAGGTGTTTCTGATGCTTCTCAGGGCTTAGACCCATCTATCTTGCAGAACGTGACTGCTGCGGCTATTGCTTCTATGCAACAAGCAGGGTCAGGCAAGATTGAACTAATGGCTCGAATCTTTGCTGAGACAGGCGTGAAGTCTTTGTTCAAGGGTATCTTGCATCTTCTCTGTAAGTACCAAGACAAGCCTCGTTTGGTGCGTATGCGTGGCGAATTCGTAGAGTTTGACCCTCGCACATGGGCTAACCAATACGATGTTGCTATCAATGTTGGCTTGGGTGCTGGTAACAGACAAGAGCAAATGGCTATGCTACAGATGATCGTTGCCAAACAAGAGCAACTGATCGGTCAATATGGCCCTGCTAATCCGTATGTCTCTCCTGCTCAGTATCGTTCTACCTTGGGCAGAATGATTGAGGCGGCAGGGTTTAAGGATAGTGCTGAGTTCTACAAGGCGATTACGCCAGAGCAAGATCAGCAACTGTCTAATCCTCCACCTCCACAACAGCCACAGATGCCTCCAGAGGTACAGGTTTTGATGCAGAAGACTCAAGCTGAGATTCAGGCTAACCAACAGAAAGCCCAAGCTGATATGCAACTGCAACAACAGCAAATGCAGATCGATATGCAAATGGCTCAACAGAAGGCGGCTCTTGAGATGCAGATGATGCGTGAAAAAGAAGCGGCTAAGTTGCAATTAGAGCGTGAGAAACAACAGGCTTACTTTGCTATGAAACAGCAAGAGTTCGAGGTTGAGGCTCAATTGAAGGCCATGAAGGTAGGTGCAGGCATTACTTCTAACGTTGAGATTAAGGGTTAATCATGGCTGCTATTGACAATCTGATTCAGCAAATCCTTGGTCAAAACACAACTGCCAAGTGGACTGGTGAGGGTTATGGCGGTGCTGAAGCTAATGCCAAAGCCATGGCTAAACTCTTGGCTGACGCTGGCATTACTGACATCAAGCAGTTTGGCAAGATCGACAAGTATGAGCCTGTTGAGGTTACTGGTTACTCGCTGAATGGCAATACAGTACAAAACCCAGAAAAGGGTGTTTTCTACGAGATGATTCCTCAGTCTGATGGGGAAGGCGGAACTGTATATACCAACCGATTTTTATCTCCTCAAGAAGCCGCACAAGTAAAGCCCCAGTATGGCATTGTTGAGTCCGATGCTGATGGTGGTCGAGTAGTAAGACCTGTAACCAATGTTGTTGAAAAGAATGGACAGCTTCTAGGTGTTACTGGTCAGACATACGGAAACAAGGCTACTGGTCAAGCAATTGAAAGCGGAACTGGTAGATGGCAACGCCAAGGTGGTGAAGACTTGTTTGGTGGCACAGGAGAAGGCAAGGGGAATACTGGTTTCCGTGTGCAAATGTCTCCTGATGGAACACCAGTCTTCTATACGACACAAGGCTCAAGTTCTGATCTGGCTGGCATCATGCCTATTGTGCAACTTGGTCTAATGGCTACTGGTGCGGGTGGTTTGCTAGGCAATGCACTCTTAGGTGCAGGCGCTAATCAAGTAGCTGCAGGTGCTTTAGGCGGTGCATTGTTGGGCGGTGGTACTGCTGCGCTATCTGGTCAAGATGTGCTTAAAGGCGCTTTGCTAGGCGGTGCTGGTGGTGCTTTATCTGGCTACCTAAACCCTGCTACTGGTGAGATTTCAGCCACACCAACAGAGGGTGCTATTCCTCTAACTGGCGAGGAAATAGCTGGTCTAGGTGGTGCAAATACAGCAGGGTATTATGACGAGATCACAGGCGCTTTTGTTCCTGATGTTAATGGCGGTCTTCAAGGCCCATTGACTAACGCTACAAGCGGAACAAACATTGGCTCAATGGCTGGTTATGACTATGACCCTACAAGTGGTAATTGGACAACACCAGACGGAGAGATTGTTAACACATTGGTGACAGAAAACCCTGTGACTAATGGTGGCGACATTATGCGAAACGCTGGCGCTATGCCTCCAGTAGCAGATAAAATTGCGTCTAAATCTCCACTAAGCGTATCCGACACAATTCGCCTTGCAGGTATTGGTGCAACATTGGCAGGTGGTGCTAAGTTGGCAGGTGGCGGTGGTAGTGGTGGTTATCCTATCGTTCCTATTCCTAGCGACTGGACAAGCCCAATTAAGCCTACAGGCGCGGCAGAGTTCACACCTCTAGCACCTATCGACTTTGGCAATAAAGAGATGCTCCGTGGCACTCAATGGGAACAGTTACTAAGCCCTGACTACGGCAAAGCCCCTGCAATGCCACCCATGCCAACAAACCCAAGCAACATGGATTTCAATCAATTGATGGGCATACTAGGGAATACCCGAACATCTATCCCAACTCAGAGCGTTTCAATCAACGATGTAATTGCAGGAATTCAAAGCCAATATGGACAAACACCAACAAGCTCAATGGGCTAAAAACCTATTGAATGATGACTTTTTCAAAGAAGTCATAGATAATTTGAAAAAAGAGCAGATTAGTGTGATAATTAACACAAGTAGTTCTGATATTGGTGTAAGAGAAGATGCTTATCGCCATATCAAGACGATTGAATTGATTACAGGACACCTAAGGCTTGGAATCAAAGAGAAAAAGTGGAAAATATTGTAGATTCTTTAGGGGAAACCCTAACCTCCGTCCAGAAGGTGTCTGGCGATTTTTGAGATGACAAATGGAAAACACCAACCCAAGCGGGAGTGAAAGCCTAAATGTAAACCAAGCCGCTTCAGCGTTTGAAGGTCTGATGGGTGATTCTGACGAAGCCGAACAAGGCCAATCTGAAGAACAAACAGAAGAACTTGAGGCGAGTGATGAAGTTGAATACTCAGAGGAATCTGAGGAAGAACAGCCCAAGCCTAGATATAAAGTCAAGGCAAGTGGTGAGGAAGTCGAGGTAGAACTTGACGAACTTATCAAGGGTTATCAACAAGGTACGGACTACACTAAAAAGTCTCAGGCTCTAGCTGAACAACGTAAGGCTCTTGAAGCTGAACGTCAACACTTAGAGTATGTGAAACAAGAGCGACAAGCATACGCTCAGAAATTGCAAGCGTTGGATAGCTTCCTTTCGCAGCAAAATCAGGGTGTTAACTTAGATGTTCTAAAGGAAACAGACCCCATTGGCTATGCCGTGGCGGTAGCTGAACAGAGTCAGCGTGAGAAGCAGTTAGCAGTAGTTAGGAATGAACAGCAACGCCTTGCCCAACAGCAACAAGCCGAGCATCAAGCCTCTCTGCAAAACCATCTCCGTCAAGAGTCTGAGAAGTTAACCAGTCTGATTCCTGAGTTAGCTACGCCACAGGGTGATGCGGTACGGAAACAAATCCGTGACTATGCGAAGTCTGTTGGGTGGACTGACCAAGAACTCGGTCAACTGTATGACAGTCGTGCTGTGCTGACTTTGTATAACGGAATGAAGTATGCTCAACTTCAAAAGAGCAAGCCAGAGGTTACCAAGAAACTTCAAGCTGCTCCTAAGATGATGCGTTCTGGAACTTCAGCCCCGCCTACTAAGTCATCGCAAGATAAAAACGCTATGCAGCGATTGCGTCAGACTGGAAAAGTCACAGACGCAGCCAAAGCATTTGAACGATTCTTTTAATTTTGGAGTTTTAAAATGGCTACATATCAAACGTACACCGCTATTGGTCAGCGTGAAGACCTGTCGGATGTTATCTATAACATCAGCCCCACAGACACACCTTTCATGTCTTCTATTGGCAAGACTAAGGCAACTGCTGTTTATCACGAGTGGCAAACCGACAGCTTGGCTGCCGCTACTTTGAGCAACTTTGCTGTTGAAGGCGACACCGCTTCTGACGCTACCATGTCTCCAACCACTCGTGTTGGCAACCGCACTCAGATCGCTCAGAAAACTGTGAAGATTTCTGGCACTTTGCAAGCTGTTGACAAAGCTGGTCGTAAGTCTGAAAAGGCTTATCAGTTGGCTAAAGCCTCTGCTGAGATCAAGCGCGACATGGAAACAACCTTGTTGAGCAACCAGATCGCTGCTAACGGCAATAGCTCTACTGCTCGTAAATTGGGTGGTATGCAAGCATGGTTGTCTACCAATGGCGACTTCGGCACTTCTGGCGTTGCTGGTTCAGGCGGTACTACTGCTCGTACCAACGGCACAAACCGCACTTTCACAGAAGACATCTTGAAAGTTGTTGTTAAGGAAGTTTACGCTTCTGGTGGCAATCCTAAAGTGTTGATGGTTAACCCCGCACACAAGCAAGTTGCCTCTACATTTGCTGGTATCGCTGCACAGCGTTTCATGGCCCCATCAAACGAGCCAACAACCATCATTTCGTCGGCTGATCTTTATATGAGTGACTTCGGTACAATTTCTATTGTCCCTAACCGCTTTATGACTTCTACCAACTCATGCGATGACACAGCATTTGTGCTTGACCCCGACATGGCTGCTGTTGCTTACTTGCGACCTTTCCAGACCAACGAGTTGGCTGTTACTGGCGACAATGAGTCCACACAATTGCTGTGCGAGTACACATTGGAAGTTAAGAACGAAGCTGCTCACGGCATCATCGCTGACTTGACACCCTAATCTGGTGTAACCTCTAAAAATGCCTCAGAATTAAAACCTCTGGGGCATTTTCTTTTCTAGTCAAACTGATAGAATTGAGTTATGCAAAACTTTAGACAAACTGCTGTTCATTCTGATGGTGATGGTGGCATCATTATTGAGACTCGCCAAGACATTACAGATATTCTTGAACAGAATAAAAAAGAGTACAACTCTTTTGATGAACGAGCAAAATGGTCAGACGAATTGCTTGGCAACAAGATTGCCTCGATTCCAATGACTGTTATTGATGATCTAAACAAACAAGGCATCATGCGTGGCTTTCACATTGTTGATGAGAAGCGCATGAAGGCGTGGTTAAACGAGCGTGACAACAGAGTTTTTAGAACTCGGACTGGAGTAGTATGAGTTTCGCAACATACTCTGATTTACAAACCTCAATTGCAGGTTATCTAGCTCGGTCTGATCTGACTACTCAGATTCCAGACTTCATTACCTTTGCAGAGAATCGACTCCGCAGAGAATTGCGTATCCGTCAGATGCTCAAGTCTGTAACGACTGCTACTGTATCTGGTGATTCAACTGTTGAGCTACCTAGCGACTTCTTGCAAGTTCGTGATTTTGTCGTGCTGACAAACCCAATCACACCACTCAGTTACTCTAGCCCCTCCACATTGTCTAATGACCCTGTTGCATCACAAGTTGGTGTTCCTCGGTCTTACACAATCTTGGCTAATGACTTTCTAGTGTCTCCAGTTCCTGATGGTGTTTATACGGCTAGATTGCTGTACTACGCTGCTCCTGCTTATCTCTCGTCAACGAACGCTAGTAATGTGTTCCTGACAACAGCGCCTGATGCACTCTTGTATGCGTCTTTGCTTGAGGCAGAGCCATATCTTATGAATGACGCACGAATCAATACATGGGGTTCTATGTATGACAGAGCGATCACAACTCTTGCCAAGTCTGACCAAGAAGGTCAATACTCTGGCGTTCCTTTAGCAATGAAATTAACTCCAAGGTGAAACTATGGCAGAATTAAGCAACTATTTGGAAAATGCTCTTATCAATGGCACATTGAGAGCAACATCCTACACAGCACCAACAACTGTGTATTTGGCTCTCTACACTTCTGACCCAACAGACGCTGACACAGGTACTGAGGTATCTGGTACATCGTATGCTCGTCAGTCAATTACATTTGGTGCGCCTAGCAATGGTGCGACTACCAACTCTGCGGCTATTGAGTTTCCTCAAGCTGGTGGCTCATGGGGTACTGTTGCTTACATCGGTATTCGTGATGCTTCTACTGCTGGTAACTTGCTGTATCACACACCTCTGGATGCGTCTAAGACGATTGCTATTGGTGATGTGTTCCGTATTGCTGCGGGTTCATTGAGCGTCACATTGGCGTGAGATGGCTGATTTACTGCCACCATGGACGATTGATTCGCTAGACAATTTAAAGTCTAGCATTGATGACTTAACACTCACACTCGATAGTCCACTTTACACAACCTCAGTAACCCTATGGGATGCCTATGGGTCTGTGAGCGCTTCTGCAAGCGTTACAGCCGATGGCACTCGGGTTCAGCTAGGTGTAGCGGCAGTAAATGGAACGGCAACAGTTACGGCTGATGCTGTCAGGATTCAATACGCTAGTGCAAGCATTACAGCCTCTGCAAGCGCTTCATGTGCAGGGACAAGGGTACAGAACGCCTCAGTAGGAATTGACGCTGTAGCAATCGTTATATGCGATGCAACTAGGGTTCAGTTTGGTAGTGCAAGTATTACCGCTAGTGCTGATGTAATAGCGACTGGAACTAGAGTTCAGTTTGGTGATGCGTCTGTTACTGGTTATGCCGATGTAACTGCTGTTGGCGGCATCGTAGCTAATGGTTCTGCTTCTGTAACTGGAAATGCAACAGTAACTGCTGATGGCATAAGAGTTCGTGACGCTGTAGGTACGATTACTGGTAGTGCAACAGTAACGGCTAATGGCGGATTGGTTGCTGAAGGCAATGCAAGTATTGTTTGCAATACAGATTTTACGGCCTCTGCTTCTGTAATTTACGCAGGTGTTGCTAGTGTTACTGGTACGGCTACGATCACAGCCAAGGGCGTGATTATTGGTGATAACTGGACACCAGAGACAGAGAATACAAATACATGGACACCAGTATCTGTTAACTCAAATACTTGGACAGCAGTTTCTCACAATGCAAACACATGGACTGATGTTGCGGTAAACGACAATACTTGGACAACACAAGAATATGGAACTAACACATGGCTACGACAAAACTAACATTTGGTGAGTGGATGCCTGACCAGACAAGCATCTCTGGTGCTTTGGTTGATGCTAAAAATGTAGTGTCTCAGGCTATTGGTTATGGCCCACTTCCTACTGCGGCTACGTTCTCTGCTCAAGCGGCAGAAGACCTTACTACACTTGTAGCAGGGAAAACACCGACTAACGACACTAAGTTGTTTGCGGCTGGTTCTACCAAGATTTATAGCGTCTCTGGTGTTGGTGTTCTAACCGATGTCTCTAAGTCTGGTGGCTACACACCTAATGCTAGTAGCGACAGATTCCGCTTTACTCAGTTTGGCAATGCGATTATTGGCACTAACAATAGTAACCCAATGCAAGTATTTACCTTGGGGACATCTACAGGATTCACAGACCTAGCGGCTACTGCACCAATTTGCAGATATTTGACTGTTGTCCGTGATTTTGTGGTGACAGCGTTTACGACTGAAAGTTCTGTTATTTACCCATCTCGGGTTCGTTGGTCTGGTATCAACGATGAGACTGAATGGACAGCAGATCAAGTAACCCAAGCTGATTACCAAGATATTCCTGATGGCGGTCAGATCATGGGCATCCGTGGTGGTGAGTTTGGCATTATCCTAATGGAAAAGGGTATTAGCCGAATGAGCTATATCGGCACACCTTTCATTTTCCAGTTTGACAATATCTCTAGGGGTAAGGGCTGTATCGCTGCGGGTTCTATTGCTCAAGTTCAAGGTATTACCTTTTTCTTGTCAGACGATGGTTTTTACTCATGCGATGGTCAGACAGTTACCGCCATTGGCTCAGAAAAAATAGATCGTTGGTTCTTTAACAATGCTGACGAGAGCCAGTTCAACATCATGTCTTCTGCTGTTGACCCTGTTCGTAAGTTGATTATTTGGAACTTTAGAACTACTTTTGGCAACAGACAGTTGTTAATTTACAACTTCAAGAATGGTAAATGGACATACGGAGATGCTGGCGCAGACTACATTTCTGACGCTTCTACCTCTGCTGTAACGCTAGAAGCCTTGGATTCTATTAGTTCAAGCATTGATGCTTTGACAGTTTCTTTGGACTCTATCCTGTACATGGGTGGTAAGTACTTCCTTGGCGGCACAAATGGTAGGTATGTCGTTACTTATAACGGAGCAAACGCTACTGGAAATATCGTGACTGGCGATTTAAATGCAGGCGGTAGATCAGTAGTAACCCTAGCTAGACCATTGATTGATGGAGGGTCGGCAAATGTTGCTGTTGCTTCTAGGAAGTTACTGAGTGAACAGGCTATCTTTGGTACGTCTGTAGCGGCTGATTCTGACAATCGAGTGTCTTTAAGGGCTAATGGTAATTTCCACCAGTTTCAGGTAACGCCTACTGGACAATGGAAAACTGCTGTTGCCTTGGATGTTGATATTCAAGGTCAGGGGACTCGATAATGTTTAGAACACTACCTCCTTTTGGTGGAGATCAGCGTCAGACAGCAGAGGTTGTCCGTGGCATTATGGATGGAAAGACCAACAATACTGGCACTTTAACTCTGGCGACTGGTGGTGCTACGACTACCACCCTGAACGACAGAAGGATAGGTGGCGATAGCGTTATCTTGTTTGTTCCTGATTCGTCTGCGGCTTACACAGACTATATCCCTTATGGGGCATTTCAGAGTCTTGTTGACCAAACAATTGCTACAGCTAACACGGCCTATGCCATGACGATGGACACTACGGATTTCTCCAATGGTGTAACCTTGTCTAACAGTTCCAGACTGAATGTAAAAAACACAGGAATTTATAACTTCCAATGGTCTGGTCAGTTTGAGAATACTGACTCACAAGATCACGATGCTAGAGTTTGGATAAAGATAAACGGAACAAATCTTACTGGCTCAACAGGCTTTTTTGCTATTCCTAGTAAGCATGGTTCAGTCAATGGTCATAATTTGGTAGGTTGGAACTATTATCTAAGCCTAAACGCCAATGATTATGTAGAACTTTGGTGGGAGACAGATAGCACAACTGTAAGCCTCCAAGCCTACGCTGCTGGTACAAATTACCCATCTACAGCGTCATTGATTACCACAATCAACTATATCTCGCCCTCTGCTTTGACAAACATCTATGCTAGTTCTGTTGGTCAGGGAACGGCTACTATTACCCATTTTGCAAATTCAACTGCTAACAAGACTTACAAATATGTTGTTATTGGCTAATTTTGTTATAATTGCGTCCAAGGATGACGCATCTCGCAGTCCAGAACTCATTGGAGGAATAGATGCGTAAGATTGCTAGACAAAGACCAAAAGAATTTGACAATTTAGAATTTGGCGGTATTAACCCCGATGTAGAGCGTCAAGCCAGAGACGAATTTATGACGCAGCCAATGCAGTCTAATTTTCTGTCTGGCAATGCGCCTGTAGCGCCACCAGTAGCGCCTCCTACACCAGTAGCACCACCTCCTGTTGCGCCACCACCGCCACCTCCACCACCGCCACCAGAGCCTGTTTACCAAGCTCCATTGGCTGCGCCTCCGCCTCCTGTGGCAGCGCCTGTATTCACGCCTCCACCAGTAGAGCCGCCACCACCTCCGCCTCCACCGCCACCACCGCCTCCTTCTCCTCCTGTGGTGACGCCAGAGCCTCCGCCACCACCGCCTCCTGCGCCTGTGGCTGCTCCCGCACCTGCACCAGCACCTGCGACAACATCAACACCTGCTCCTACACCAGAGCCTGTTCAACCTGCTACAACAGCCTCTGTAGCACCTACGACTGCGAGTCCAACTATGGCAACAACTTCAAACATTGACCCAACAATTCAGCCATATCTCAGTTATGGTCTGTCAGAAGCCCAAAAGCTATACCAAGGCGGTGGCCCTCAGTACTATGGTGGTCAGACTTATGTAAGCCCATCACAGCAAACCCAGACTGGTCTGCAAGCCCTTGAGCAACGTGCTAAACAGGGTAGCCCTTTGACTGGTGCGGCTCAGAGCCAACTGCAAGGAACTATTCAGGGTAACTACCTAAGTGGAAACCCTTTCTTCCAAGGTGCGTTTAACCCTGCGGCACAAGCGGCTGAATCCAAGTTCAAAGAGTCACTAGGAAGCATTGGTTCTGCGGCATCTAAAGCGGGTCGTTATGGCTCTGGTGCTATGTCAACCATGCAACAAGGTGCTAGTGGTCAGTTTGCTAAGACATTGGCTGACACAGCAGGAACTCTGGCTTACCAGAACTACTCTGATGAGCGTGGTCGTCAGCAAGCGGCTACGATGGCTGCTCCTGCGATGGCTCAAGCTGACTATGCTGATATTCAGAATATGCTTAAAGCAGGTCAAATGCGTGAGGGCTACACAGGTGCTCAACAGCAAGCCGATATTGCTAAGTTCAACTTCCAACAGACTCAGCCACAGCAGAACTTGGCTAACTTCTTGTCTGGCGTTTATGGCAACCCTTTGGGTAGGATGCAACAAGGTGCTTCTACTCCTCAAGCCTCTGGTTGGCAAAATCTATTAGGTGGTGCGGCTACTGCGGCAGGTATCTATAAGAACATTGGTGGCGCTCAAGGTGTTTCGCAAATTGGTAATTGGTTAAGTGGAGGTAGTTCGACACCAAGTAATTTTACCGATGTTGGTGGTCTAGGCGCTGCATCAAATTCTGTTCTTAGAGAATTGGGGATTGGTTAATCATGGCAGGACTATTAGATATTTTTGGCACAAGCGGTGCTGACACAATGGGTCTTCTGGGGATGTCTCCAGAGGATATTGGTCGTAGCCGTGATGAGGCACAAGCCCAAGCACTCTACGCACTAGCAGGACGTTTGTTCAAAGGCGGTAGCGGTGCATCGTCTGTTTTAGAAGGCTTACAGCAAGGTCAGCAAGCCTATAAAACGGCTATGCAAGGCGGTCTGCAAGAGCAATTACAAAAGGCTCAACTGCAAGAGATGCTCAAGAAGAAACAGCTTGAGGAAAAGCAACGCAGAGATGAATTGATTGCAGACGAGATATATAGGCGTGGTTATAAACCTGCTGTTGCAGGTAAAGAATCTATGCCTATTGAGGAAGATGGCAGATTCATTGGTGACTCACAAGCTATTGCGGCTCAACCTGCTAAGTTTGATATTGCTTCAATAGCGCCTGAACTTATGATGGCTGGAACTGCAGGTCAAGCTAGACTCAAAACTGGTCTTGAGCTTCAAAAAGCAATGGGTGGTGAAACATTCAAACTTGGTGAAGGTGAGAAACAATATCAGCGTAACCCTCTTACTGGTGAAGTTGTTGAGGTTGCTTCTGGTACACCTAAAGAGAAGCCTTTGCATTATCAAGATGTTGGTGATGCAATTGTTGCATTTGACTATCAAGGTAAAGAAGTCTTTAGACAGAAAAAAGGACGTGCGCCTGAAGGCCCAATTAACTTCCAGACAATTGAAACAGATCAAGGATTGATGGCCTTTAATCCAAGAACTTTACAAATGACACCTGTTCTTGATGCAAAAGGTCAGCCAATTACTAAAGCTGGAAAGCCAACAGAAGCAGAAACTAATGCCGCAGGATTTGCTGCTCGTATGGTTGCCGCAAATGATATTACTTCTAAATTATCTACAGGCGCTCAACCTAAATTTGGTGAAGCTGCATTAAGCGTAATTCCTTTGATTGGAGACAAAATTCCAGAGGTTATTCCTCAAGGCATTGGTGGTCTTTCAGCAGAGCGCAGACAGTATTTGCAAGCGGCTAATAACTTTATTCGTGCTAACTTGCGTAAAGAATCTGGTGCGGCTATTGGTGCTGATGAGTGGAAACAGGAATTTATTAACTATTTCCCACAGTACAACGATGATGCACAAACAATTAAAAATAAAGAAATGTTCCGTAACATTTTGACTCAAAATATGAAGGCTTCTGGTGGAAAATCATATAAAGCACCAAACTTAATTGAAGAACAATCAATGATTAGTGCATACGATTTAAACCCAAGACTGCGTGATTCTTTGCGTGGAGGTCGTTAATGGCTTACGATAACATTGAGCGTATCCGTCAAAATCTTATCAAGATGGTTGATAAGAACGCACCAGTTTCACACATTGACAAGTATCTTAAAGAAGAAGGTTTTACTCAGGATTCTTTTGTTAAAGCATTAGACCTAGTTAAAAAGACTGGTGGTCAAACTGCTGAATTTGGTGCTGGTAGATCATTGGCTCAAGGCGCTACTTTTGGCTTTGCTGATGAACTTGAATCATTGATTAAGTCTTTGGCAGGTCAAGGTACTTATGAACAAAACTTAGCGGCTCTTGAACTTGCTAAACAAAAGTATGGTCAACAGAATCCTAAAACTGCATTAGCAACTGAGATTGCTGGTGGTTTGCCTTATGCTTTAGTCCCATTCTTAGGAACTGCTCGATATGCACAAATGGCTAAAGAAGCATCTCCATTGGTTCGTGCTGGTATTACCGCAGGTTCGTCTGCTGTCACAGGTGCGCTTACTGGCGCACTCGGTGGTGCTGGTGCTGCAGGGGTTGGTGAGCGTATGGCTGGCGCACAAGCTGGTGGCACACTTGGTGGCATAGTTGGTGGTGCTGCGCCTGCGGTCACAAAAGGTATTGGCATGGCAGGAGGTAAGGTAGTTGATGTAACTAGCGGTATTCCTGTTGTTCAGCAAGTTGGTAAAGCGGTTGGTTTGGCTACTGGTCAAACAGTAGATGCGGCTAATCCTCCAAAAGACAAACTGATTGAAGCTACTTACCGGAATAAGGTAAGCACGGCCGACATCGAGAGAAA